CCAGGATTCGTTCCTTCAATGTAGTTCATGGTATTTACAGACCTGTTTCCGTGCTGATACCGGTAAATATATTCATCATGGTGCTTTGAAAAGCATGGGATTCCATACCGTTCTTTTATTTCCTTCCTGTGCATGACTGGATGTAAAACAACATCACTGTTTTTTATGATTCTGTTCCTGATTTCCGGTATCTCGAAACCGGTATTAACCGAAACTATGGTGATTCTGTCTTCATGTAACCATTCCTTGATGAACCACCATAGCAGGTGTGAATCTTTTCCTCCCGAATAGCTGAGTGCATATTTTTCGGGGTCAATCTTGTTTCTGAATCTGTCTTGTAGTCCTCCTAAAAACGCCTTTGCGGCTGTTTCTTCAAGTGACACGCTACCACACTACGCATTCCGCATAGCATGGAAAATCACATGTATTCTGTCCCCTGGATGGGCGTTATTACCTCTGACCTGTGGTCTTTGCCGATGCATCCAACTGGCTACTTGATTTCGGCAGTCGGAGAGTGGGGAGAACCATCACAGCTTTTTGGTTTGTGGTTTTTACAAATCAGGCTTGCACCCGATCAACCCTGTCTACAGGGATTTAGCGTTCATCCTTTCTCTTTAGCTTTTTATCAGTTACTAACATCTGTGATTTCCTTGACCTTTTTCTTTTTGACTCTTTTGCTCCTGCTGATTTACTTTCGTCCATTGATACAATATCCATTAATCACATACCATTGTCTCCGGCACGCTTCAGATGATTTTCCCATTTCTTCAGATATTTCCTTGTAGGATTTGCCTTCTTCTTTCAGCTGCCGGAGTACGGCGCAGCGTGCATCTGTCCAGAATACCGGCCTGCCGTATTTTCCGTTGTTTGCTCCACGATTTACCTTGCTCCAATCCCTCTTGCTCTTCTGGCCCTCTCGCTCATCGGTTTTTACAAGTTTGGGCTTTGGGAGTTTTTTTGGATTGCACAACAGCTTAATCGGTTTCTTTGCTTCTTTCATTTTTTCTCGATCCGTATTCCCATGTCCCTGAGCACTTTAATCCTGGTCGCGATTGCCAAATATGTTCTTCCGAGCTTTTTCGCAATATCTTTGTAGCCGTTGCCGGCTTCAAACATCTCGATCAGGATTTTGTCCTCGCTCTCCTGCCAGAACATTGATTTCCCGACTCGCCGTGGACGTTTCCCCTGTTCGTTCCTTATGGCGTTTGCACGTATCTTTACAGCTTTTGCAGACCTTCCAAGCTTTTCTGCAATATCCTCATAGCTTTCGCCGTCCCAATAACGCTTCATGAGTTCTGCATCGTTTTCCGGTGTCCATAAGTCTTTCCGTTCGGGCACAAACGCTTTCGTGCACCTTTTCGGCTTTTTCGGCTTTGAGGGTTTCACTCTGGGGATAACGGTAATCGGCAAGTCTGGCAGTTCCTGCTTTACGTTGATGTCTTTTGTCGGCGCCCCTCTGTCTGGGAGTCTCTCAGGGTCGCATTTGAGTGTTGCTTTCATACCTCACCGCTGCCAGTCGATCATTCCATAGGGCCACACCTGCTGACCAACATCCTGCCAGTGTCCGTTTTTGTACACCTGGAATCTCTGGCGTTTAGCGTTGTACCTCTCATCGGTATCGTCATATCCGGCAGGGTAGATATAATGCACAGAGCCGTCACGGTTAAAGTCGATGTAGCGTGTCGTGCGGTCTCTGCTTGTCTTGCGGGTGATCATGGCTCCGTCTGCCCCGAAGTAGTACAGCTTCCCATGTCTGACCCTGTAACCGTTTGTCAGCAATTCGCCCTTTTTATACATCCGGCTGCTGGTCTTGTGGGCATAATAGGTTTTGCCCTGCACTTTGAAATACCCTGTCTGGGATGAAAAGATTCTGCCCTCTGCATCCTGGTGCATGATTCCGGTGGTTGTCTTCGCTTCCGTAATCATTGCGAAAATAAAAACCGACAGAAGCAGTCCTGCAAATGCGCCAATTAAAATATCTTTCATGATTTTTTCCTCTTTCCTTTCACGATTCATTCCCCACTCGCTTCCCATTCTTTTCTAATCTGGTTGCAGAGAGCGAGGATCCTTTCTTTATCCGCATCGTTGATAGAATCGATTTCACTATCCCCGAAACACTCCTGCAGGAAGTCCCTGGCGTCTTTTTCTGACATCCGAGATAATTTCTCTCTTTCCACTGCTCTGTAATAATCGATTTTCAGGTCAACGATCTCTTTGATTCCGCCTCGTAGTATTCCGCTAAATGCAGCATAGCCAAGGCCGAAAGCATTTGTGTACGGTGTCTCTTCTGTTTCGTCGGCCATGTCAGCCAGCTGCAGGCAAAGGGAAATAAACCTGTAAATATTCCTGAAGTGTTGTTTACTCGCTGTTTCTTTGCTCATGTTCTTCCTCCCGCGGGTCGCAGTTATATCCGTACACGTCGACGTTAGGTACAAACTCATAAAAGCATCCATCGCGCCGCGTGTCTCCGGTGCTGCACCCATCTCCGTTTTGCAGGTTGTAGTAGTGAAGCTGGCCATCCTTCCAGATCGTGAGCTGATCGTGCTGATCGTCGCCTACTCGGTGGATTTCGCCGCTCCACTTGTCGCGGACGTATATATCTGTTAAGCTGCTCATTTCTCCCCCTTATATGGTTCTCCAATCGGCTTCCAGGCAATGATCTCGATTGCCTCGTCCACTTCATCATCCAGACAGCTTTCGCCGTATTCGTCGAGAAGGTCCTGGCAAACCGACGAATACCACCACCATTTTCCTCTGTGATAGTGTGCGCAGGCAATAAACCGCTTGCCTTTTATATCCGCGTAATATGGCGCAGGATCATTGTTTGTCCAGGTGACGTTTACCGGATCAGTTGTCTTCGGCAGACCTTTTGAAACAGGAATCCAGTCCTGCTCTTCCAGTGCTGCGGCCGCCGTTTGAAACATCTTCCTGGCTCCTGCCATCGTCACATTTTGCGCCCTGCACTTAAGCCACTCAATTACAGCCTGGATTGTCGGCTCACCCGGCACCCGGATCAGTTCCAGCTCTTTCGCATCTTCGATCCCCATAAGCTCATCGGCAGTGCAGTCCAGCTCCTTGGCCATCTGGAAGATCAGAGGCGCTTTTGGAATCCTCCTGCCGTCGATGTACCTGCACAGCTCCACGGTGGTGATTCCGATTTTGTCGGCCAGCTCGAAAACTGCGAGGTTCTTTTCTTCCATTTTCTTTTTGATGTTCTCTCCGAGAACGTTGTTGTTACTCTCCATTAACCTTTATCCCTCTCTTTTCCATGTACTCTTGCATGGCGCGGTTGTTAAAGGCAAAAATGCCCGATGCGCCTGTTCTCAATGTCTCTTTTTTTCTTCGATTCCTTTACGTCAAGCGTGTTGTGCACCTTCTCTATACCTATGGATTGCAGATACTCTTTTACCCACTTTTTATCTGTTAGGTGCGATTTTTCGGATATACCAAGTTTGCTTTTTGCCTCTGCCGTCCCTATTTCGCTTTGTGCCCACAAAAGCAGAATTTCCTGCCAATTCTCCGCTCGTTTTATTTTTCTTCCCGTCCCGCCTTTGTCGGTGTACCCTTTTCTATCTATGCACCCATGTACTTTTTTATGGTGGTATTTGCAAAGTGGAATTATGTTTCCGTCTTTATTGTCTCCGCCATCACAAAGCGGAATTAAATGATGGTAAACAACGGGTGAAAATCCACATATTCTGCATTTAGTTCCGTGTACCTCTTTCATGTGCACATAAAATTCTTTGTCTGTTATTCGTTTTTCCATTATGTTTTTCATCATGGCGGCTGTTTCAGGAAAGCATCGAAACCACCTGTTTCTTAAATTCGTCGGTCAGTACCAACTCCCAAAGATGCACATGCCCGCATCTATCGCAGTGCTGCATGGTTTTAAAAAACTCCAGAAACTCCTCTTCTTTGTACTTCCCCATTCTGTTTCTTTTCCCGCAGTGCGGGCATGTCCAAGTTTTGGGAAGTCCTTTGTCTTTTAGAATGGTCTCGTCAATGCTTGCCATGTTTTATCCTTTCTTTTCCGGCTCCGGATCCACAAAGTCACCCGCCTCCTTTTTCATCTTCATCAGCTCGTCGAAGCACCGCAATAATGCGTCTCTGTATTCCAGCATCTGTTTGTTGTCGACAAACGTGATGCACATGAACGGCCGGTGTAATTCGCCTTCTCTACCGTACAAAAAGAACCAACTCGGATAAGCACATTTCGGACACATCACAAGCTGATCGAGTGCGTCTTTAAATGGCATGTCTGGCATCGGGTTGAATCGGTCGTAACCAGCGCAGCCGGACAGTTCTTTCACATCTCTCCCGAAGTTTTCACTATTCTGATTTATGCAGTAGTACCCATTTCCTTTGCGGTACGTTGTGTCTGCCAATACATATTTGCAGCCCTGGCAGGTTTTCTTTTTGTCGCTCATGCTCTCAACCTTTCCCGGAGCTTTTTCATGTGATCCGATGGCGCCGGTACCGTTTCCCGTTTTTCTGTGCCGGCTTCAATGGCCTTCTGTTCACCGGCCATTGTTTCAATCGTCGGCAGCGGCTTCTTTCGAAGGCCGTCCGGAACGGACTGCTCAATGCGGTCGCGCTTCTGGTATACCTCGTACCGCTTCATGAACATTGGTCTCTGCACCGATTCCAAGGATCCTGTCTCTGTGTTTCCCCAGGCGCGGAAGGTTGTGTAGCCGCCGACGCACTGTTTTGTGATCTCCGGCAGATCATTCCACACCTGCTCTGATTCCGGTGCGTATGAATACCGCAGTGCCCGAAGTAGCTGGTCCCATGCCTGCGATGCAAGCGTGTCCAGGGCTTTTTCCATGTCCTGGACGTATGCCCGCATGTCTGCAATGGTAGGCGCGTACCGGTTTGTCATAATGTAGTTGAGTGATGCCCGGTGAAGTGTCGGATATGGAATGTCCTGCAAAGCCGAATACCAGAGATTAAAAGTGTATTCATCCGGAATAAATTTGCTGGTCGGGTATGCTGCCGTCAGCCCCCGGATGATCGTCCGGAAATCCTCCATACTGATTCTGTTGTTCAAATTGTTTCCCCCACTTTCCAATGTCGATAAGTTTCTGCGTGTGCGGATTAATCTTCTGGGCCTGCTGTCTATCGAGTCGGTCGAAGAATATTCCCTGCCAGCCGTTTCTGATTGATTCCTCGATCAGTTTCACAATGGCGTCGGTGTCGTGTCTCTGTTCCTGTTGGAAGGTTTCTTTTACCAGGATCCGGAGACTGCTTTCCGGATATGGCTTTTTGATCTCTTCCCTGTATTGGAGAAATTCAATCAACTTTTCTTTTACAGGGATGGAGCAGGAAGAGTTCTGGATGATTTCCTTTCCCCCCATACCCCCCTTATTACCACACTTACCTATACCACTATCTTTACTTAACTTATCTTTACTTAACTTATCTTCTCTTAGCGGAACATTCTCGTCACGTTCACGTACCGTATCCGTTACGCTTACGTTACGTATACGTACCGTACCCGTTACAGTGCCTTCTTTGAGCTGATAAACCTTTGTGCCATCATCTTCAATCATGGCCGCCTCCTGGGTGCAAAGAGTCTTTTTATACATGTCCTTTCGGATCGTGTTGTGAAGTCTCCAATGTTTGATCACAATCACACCGGTATCGAATGGAATCAAAAACTGCTTTGCAACCAGAAGTTTATAATCGTCCTCACTCCCGCCGATCATCCGCTGAATCTTTTTTGGATTGTTCACAAATCCGTCGTCGTCTGCTCTCATGCAGAGATGGAAGTAAACAGCCTGGGCGGACAACGGCATGTCCAGGAATGCGTCGCTGTCTATTACAAACAGCGAAAACATTCTATGTTCCTTCATCATGTCTCCTTGATTCTGATACCGTATCGATACAGCATCATTTTTCTTTTCAAAACGTATTCTTTAGTTCGCATCCCCTTCGCATCCTCGACAACGGTCTCGCCGTTCTCTTGATACACAAAGTCTGCGATATATACCACTTTACGCTCCAGGACTGGTCCCGGCTTCGGTTGTCCCGCCCTGGATCCTTTCTTGTATACCTCGGTGCTCGGTGCTCTCTGTTCCGGGAGCAGTAAGTATGGGACCTGCCTCTGCAGGTTTGTGATCTCCCCTGCCCTTTCGAGCAGGGAGAGTTCACAAAATCTTTTGTACTCCTTTTTCGAGTCAAACACCTGGCCGCCAATCGTGATTTTTTTATTTCCGTACTTGCGTTTTAATCCCATTTCAGACCTTCCTGTTCATATTCAGGTTCAACGCCAGGATTAGCGACATGGAGCGAAACCGGATCACCGGCCTGCGCGGGTTCCGACTCAGGTTCCGGCTGTCCCTGGTCCTCGATCAGTGTCGGCTCCTGCTCCGGGATATACTGATCGGTCTGCACGAATTCCCTGCTGCCGTCCTGGGCCTCGATCGTGCTGTCTGTCGTCAAAGCAGTCTGCATGTCGATACTCATAATACCCCACTTGCTGATCAGCTGACGGAGCATTGTCTTGTAGGCCATGGCATCGAAATCTTTGTACCAAAAGCTGGAATACATCCACTCGTCTTGCTGTGGATAGTTGCCGGCCTCGTAGTCCGCGAAGGAAACCCTATGGAATCGTCCGCCCTTGCCGAAGTTGCCGCCATCCTTGGAAAAGGCTGCGCTGTACCGGTCTGCATGCGCCAGCATCTTTGATTTGGACCAGTAGAGGGTCTTGCGGAAGCCGTTCAGGTATTCGAACATGGCGTAGTAGCCGATCGTGGGAGCCTTCTCGCGCTCTTCCTCGTCCTGGATCATGCTGACCTCGATCTCTTCGTTAAGTGGGTCATACCGGATGAGCTCGCCCTCTTTGATCGCAAGGACGTTCAGCTTTTTGTACTGGCCGCTGCGGAGTGCAAGCTGAAGAATTCCTTTGTAACCAATGATGAAGGTAGCGACTTTCTCGCCGCGTTTCTTGTCCTCGAACGGAACCATATAATATTGGCCGAGCTGCGGGGAAGGGGAGAGCTTCAAGGTCTCGCCCAGGAGCGCCGCAGAAACAATAGACGCGTTGTTGCACTCCTGCAGGGCGGGGTTTGTGTTGACCGCCGAGATAATCGCAGACATGAATCGATCACCGTTTTTGCCGCCGACAACCTTGCTGACATTGGCCCGGACTGCGTCCTGTGTAAGATAAGCCGCAAAGCTGACCTTCTGCGGTCTATTTCCATTTGAATTTGCAAGCTGGTTTTTTACTGCCATGAATAAGCTCCTTTCTGGGGCGGGAGCACTGCGCCCCACTGTGATTTGATACGAGATAAACAGAATGGGTAAAAAAGTAACGGTGTGCTCCGTGTATGTTTTTCCTGGGTGAATGCGCGTCCCAGGTGAACATCTTTATTTAAGGGCATCGGCCTTGTTGATCTGCCGGAATGTGTAGTGGTTGTCGATCAGAAAACGGTTAAGCCTCTCCATTTCCTCCCGCGTCACAAGGACTTTAAACATAAGCTCCTTCCGGGCCGGTGTGCCGTCCTGGTAGACTTCCGGCAGCGGTGCCGGCTTAGGAACTTGAACAGGATTCCGCATCGGTTCTGCGTCAGCCTGCACTGGCTCCGCGTTCATGGCCTGCGTGAGCTCTTCCTCGGCCCGCTTTGCTTCCATGTAGCGCTGTGCTGCCGCGATGGATGCCGAAACATCCATGGAACACTTATACTCGGAAAGTGCCGCCTGCGTTCCTTCCTTCTGGCCGTTGATCAGAAGAATATCTTCTCCGATTTTGTGCTGTATGGTTGTCAGGTCTGCATCGATTTGCTTTATAGTGTATGTCTTGTTGAGCCATTTCGGATTCATGATCCGCTCGAGAGTGACCCACGGCTGAAAGCCTTTTTTCTCAAACAGATCATTTATGGCGGCAAGTTTCTGCCGCTTCTGGCCTTCCTCGTATTCCTTGACCTGCTTGTCGATCAGCTCTGCAGGTTCTTCGACCAGCGAGATAATCTTCAACATCTGGTTGTGAAACTCTTCATACGGAGCCAGACACCGCTCTTTGATTTCTCGGTCCTTGTCCTTGAGGGCCGTCACAAATTTGCGGAGCTTTGCGCGGTCCTTCTTGGCTTCTGTAACCTGATCTTCTGTGTAGACCAGGTTCTTGTAGTAGCCGACTTTCTCGGCTACTTCTTTTGCGATCTCATCTGCGTTCCAGACGATGTGCTCGACAAAAGCGTCGTCGGTCGGTGATGTAACCCTAATTTCAAGTGCCATGTTTTATCCTCCTGTTGTGTTTTATATTTCCGGCAGGATCAGCGGGGGACGTTTGTCTTTCTGGACGTAATACCAGAAACGTTCCTCTGCTTCCCGCAGGTATTCAATATCCTGTTGCACTTCCGATCGTTCGATTAGATAGTGCTCTGTCCGCAGGCTCGGAAACTGTCCGGGCCACTCGGTCTTGAGCTGGGCTTTCAGGATCGTGAACTCGAAGCCAGTCACCATCAGGTAGTGAAGAACCTGACAATAGTATTGCTGTGGAATTTGGTCGTTCCATTTAGCCCGCTGCACTGCGCTTGTGATCGTCGCGGTCTTACATTCGAAGATCCCGTTGCGGCCCTTGTCGTCCTTAAGCCATCCGTCAAGCGAAGCGTGTGCGAATGGATATTTGTCATTGGTCCACAGGTTGTTCTCTTGGTAGTAGACCTCGTAGTCAGGAAAGTCCAGCCGGAAGAGCTCTCGCAGGTGGTCCTCTGCGTGTGTACCGTACCAAACAAGCGGATTGTTTGATATGTCCGTCTGCTGTCTCCTTCCGGTCTTAATCTCCCAGAGGTCGACGTTTGTCATGTACGGGCTCGCGCCAACTGTGGCCGCGGCATCACTGCCGCCGATCCTGCCACGCCTGCCCTTAAGCCATTCCTCACGGCTTCCGTAGGTTTGCAATCTCATTTCGAATCCTTCTGCGTTCTCTTTTTTTGTAAGCGTTCCACTGTCGTGCTATGGATTCGTCACCAGCCTGATCCAGTTTATCCCGGTCCGGGTTCCAGGTGCGGCACGCCGTTTCCCGCCATGCTTCGATGCACTCACTCCCATGCTCGCAATACGAGCAAAAGGGAATGTTCACGTCACTTTTACTGTTACCCGGATGCCGTACCTGTCAGACAGGATCGCGGACAGGACAGCGGAAAGTCTGTCAAGATTCACTTTCATGCATTCACTCCTCCCTGAGAAGGCTGTCAAGAGTGACATCAAACAGGTCGGCAATCTTTATAATTTTGTCGATCTTGGGAACGTAGCTGCCCGATTTCCACTCCGATAACGTTGCACTGCTTATTCCAGTCTGTTTTGAAACCTGGTAATCGGTTAAACCGCGTTCATCGCGGAGCTTTGCATACTTCTCGTATTTCAATCAATCACCTCCTTTATATCTTGAAAACATCTCGGTTTTCCGATATAATTTTTTTAAACAAAAATTCGGAAAACCCATTATAGTTACGTGATTTCTGCGCCAACACAAATCATGGTCTAATTATAACTAAGTTTTCCGAACTTTGCAAGAGGTAAATTTAAGTTTTCTTAGTTATTTTTCGGAGGGCTTGTTATGACTACCACATACGACAACTATGCAGAAATCCGATCTCGTATAGGGTTACGGGACGCGGATGTAAGTAAAGCAACAGGAATTAGTACAGCAACTTTGTCAGAATGGAAAAAAGGAAGGTATCAGCCGAAACTTGATAAACTGGAAAAAATTGCAAAATTTTTAAACGTAAATATTGAGGCGATCACGCAAGGGACAACGCCGGAACAATTAGCCGGAGCCATTGTCCATAGTAAAGAAATGAAACTGCTTATCGAGGCGGCAAAAGGAAGTGCATCGAAAGATTTGCTACTTGCAGCGGAATTATTAAATCGCATAAAAGGGGATAAACCGGAATAAAAATGCCCGTTTTGCTACGCAAAAGCACCTTTTTGATACGTTTTTTGCTCATTTTGCTACGTTTTTTGCTCATTTTATGCATAAAAATGCCCCCGTCTGGTGAAACGGGGGCCAGCAGCATCCGGGATTCATACAGGAGAGAACCGAAAAGACCGGATAAAACATGAACATATTTATTTTATCTTTTCGGGCGCCTGTTTGCAATACCGAAAGGAGGAAAATGAAAAGAACAGCTATATACCTTCGTGTATCTTCAGACCGCCAGAGTCAGGAAGGGGACAGCATAGCGGCACAGCGGCAGGCGCTGACTAAATACATCGACGACCGGCCCGATCTGGTCCTCGCCGGCGAATACATCGACGACGGGATCAGCGGCACCAAATACAGCCAGCGGGACGAGCTGCAGCGGATGTTGGCCGACGTGGAGGCGGGGAAAATCGATTTGCTGATCTTCACAAAATTAGATCGTTTCTTCAGGAGCGTTCGGCACTACACTGCAGCGCAGGCAATCCTCGACAAGTACAACGTCGGTTGGACTGCGATCTGGGAACCAATCTACGACACGACGACGCCACAGGGCAGACTGATTGTAAACCAGATGATGAGCGTCGCGCAGTTCGAAGCGGAGAACACCGGGCAGAGGATCCGCCATGTGCAGGCGTATAAAGTCACACAGGGCGAGGTGATAAGTGGAAACGCCCCGTATGGATACCGCATTGAAAACAAGCACCTCGTGCCCTCTGAGGCTGCGGAGAGCGTACTCCTTGCCTTCCAGACGTTTGAACGGACCGGATCAATAAACGGATCGCTTATGGAGCTTGCAGGCGCTCCTGGCCTGCCTCGCATACAGAAGGATTTCAAAAAGATGCTTAAGAATCCCGTCTATATAGGGAAGTACCGCGGAAACGATCACTTCTGCGAACCGATTATCCCCCTGCCACTTTGGGAGCACGTGCAGGAGCTGTTACCGATTAACATTCGATCAAATCAACGCCAGACTTACATTTTCTCAGGGCTGATCAGGTGCGTTGAGTGCGGCTCCTCATTTGCCGCCAACACACGCAGGAGACAACGCGGAAATTGCCTGCAGATTCTGCACCAATACAGATGCCCGAAGCACTACATGAGAAAACCGTCGCAATGCACCAATCCGAAGGTGCTCAACGAGAATGTTCTGGAGCGATACATGATTGAAAATCTATCATCCATGATAGAGAAAACCGTCGTCGAATATGAATCTGCAGCAAAGCCGGCCAGGGACAAGGCGGCACGGATTGCGAAGCTGCAGGGAAAGGTCGACAAGCTCAAGGAGCTGTTTATAAACGACCTGATCTCCCTGGAAGAATACAAATCAGACAAGGAGAAACTCGCGGCCCAGATTGATGCGCTGCAGGCGGAAACAGCAGAAGAGCCCACAGTAAACACAGAAGCCCTCAAACAGCTCAAGCGTACAAATTTCCGCGGAATCTATGATGGGATGGAGCCGGACGAGAAGCGGCGCTTCTGGCGGGCAATAATAAAGGTGATTTGGTTCGATGAAGAGAGGAACATTAATGTCGAGTTTCTTTGACCGGTACTAACCACCTTTGTCAGTCCGGATATATTCTTTTAAAACAGGCCATTTTCTTCTTGATTTACCACTAAATAAGTGGTATAGTATAACCATAAAGAAAAGCACCAAGGAGGATAAAAACATGAAACGCACGACCTACACATTCAAAAAAGACGGAAAAGCCTACAGCGCAGCAGCAAACAACCGCTTCGACGCACAGGAAAAGATTGAACTTGCCTTCGGGATTGATCTGGAAGGCGCAACCTTCGAAGAGGTTTACAAACTTAGAGTAGTCAGGACCGGCAAGGTTCGCTAAGAAGAGCAGGCCCTGGAAGGCGCCTACGACGATCTGAAAGCAGATAACATGATTTAAAAGAGAGGAGAACCGAAATGCTGAACAAGAACAACACCTACTTTGAAGAGATCAGAAGAATCGGACATGAATGGGAAGCGGCGAGAGAAGAGCGCAGGGCCCGCAAGCAGACTATCATCGACACCTTCGGCTGGGACAGCGAAGAGCTGAAAGCCTGGTACGCGGAAGACGCCGCCGCAACCTTCCCGATCAGCCAGGGAGTGAGCAAGGCATACAGAGCCTGGTGGACCAGCATCGAGCGCCAGGAGGACGAGGTGGAGATGGACGACTTCCTTTGGGATAGAGAGGTGCAGGATTTTGTCGACGCGCTGAAGGCTGCCGGAATCAAGACCTTTGTTTACACCAACCAGAGCACCGCGGTGATGGAGAACCTTCACCAGTTTGCGGCGGCCGGCTGCACGATGCAGGGCCTTTGCACGATCACCCGCAGGGAAACCCGCTGGGGCGACGAGGAACCGACAGAAGTTATTGGAATCAGATTCGAAATCAACTAAGGAGGGCGGCATGAACTACGCAGAAAAGATGGAGATGGAATGCAGGATCCTGGGGAACGTCGCCAGGTGGATGGAGCGCCGCGGGAAGGTCCTGACGGACAGGAACCAGAGCAACGCCTACTGCGGCATCCGGATTTTGGAAGTCCTCTGGCGGGGGATCACCTACACGATCACCGAGGTCGACGGATTGACATGCCAGATTGAGAGGGGGGAAGCATGAACAAAAGAATCATAGAAAGGCTGCGGGCCAGCTTCCCGCGAGGATGCCGGGTGGAGCTCGTCAGGATGGATGATCCGCAGGCTCCGCCGATCGGGACGCAGGGAACGGTGGTCGGAGTTGACGACATTGGAACGATCCTGGTGGACTGGGACAACGGCAGCGGTCTGGGAGTGGCCTACGGAGAAGACGAATGCGTCAGGGTTGATTTTTACGGACCGATTGAAAGAGTTGTAAAACTTGGCGAGGTTTGGTACCTGCAAGAGCATTACAGGCCTGACGGCAACCTTGGATCTATCAGCCTTTACAATTGCGACGGAATATTCGAAACCGAGCAGCCGGACCGGGACGCGATCGAGGAATGGTTTTTTGACAACATCATAAACGGCAGGTAAACAGCAGCCGGGTCACTTTTTTGGTGATCCGGCCTATTTTTTTGCAAAAACTTCTTGCAATACCACCTGTTCAGTGGTATACTAAGATCAAAGAAAAGGAACGAACCACCACAAAGGAGGAAAAACATGAAAAAGACAACCACAAAGAAAACCTTCAGAATGAACGGCTGGATTTACACCTACAACGAGAGCATGACAAGCAACTGGGGCTGGCCGGAAGGCAGAAAAGGCGAGCGAGTCAGGATCCTCAAGAGACAGATGCAGCAGCTCCTCAAAGAGCGCGATTACTTCCAGATGGCATACACCGAGATTTGAGAAAGGAGACACAATGAACTGGAAAGAATACAAGGAAATGCTCATAAATGACATTCTGGAATGGGCGGGAGATAGATTTACAAGAGATGAACTGGAAAAGAAAACAATCCAGGCACTTGAGAGAATATATGATAATTGTTGAACAGGGGCCCGGAAGGGCCCCGGAAAGGTAGGACACAATGAAAATCAAGATCAGCGAAGGAAAAGCAAACATTTTTACACCTTACAATGCGGAATTTGTAAAGCGCATTAAGAGCATTGGCGGAGCGAAATGGAACGGAGCAGAAAAGTGCTGGACAATTCCCGCAGAAGCGGTTGACGCTGCAAGGGACATTATGATGGACGTTTACGGAGAGACGGATATTCCGGACGGCAGCAAAAAGCTGAAACTCCGCATTACAGCACTTGTGGACATTGAAGAGCTGCGCGCCCCGGTAAGCTATTTTGGAAAAAACCTGGCATCTGCATCTGGAAGGGACAGCGGAGCGAGAGTTGGCGACGGTGTGATCTTGGAATCCGGCACAATTACATCTTCCGGAAGCATGAAGAACTGGACGAGCATGATCAGGAAAGACGCAGTAATGATCTTGACGGATGTTCCGGAGACGCTTTACCAAAGAGACAAAAACGCAACAACGCAATGGGGAGACACGCTTTTTAGCGTGGAAGTTTTGAAAAACAGCGTCGACAAAGAAAAACTTGAGTCCGAGAAAGCGGCTCTCCTGGCAAGAATCGCAGAAATCGACAGGATCCTTGCACAGTGAATAAAAGGAGGGAAAAATGACAATCAAAGAGATTGCGAAGGCGCACGGGATCAGCAACAGGGAATTGGCCAGGCGCTGCGGCATCCCGATCCGGACGGTCGAGAACTGGAGTTCCGGTGCAGCGACGCCGCCGGATTACATTCTGACAATGATTGAATCGCACTTGAAGCTCCAGGAAATGGAGCGCGAAACAGAAGAATAAACAAACAAAAAGCCCCACGGTGAAAAACCGCAGGGCTTTTTTTAATGGAGCTTATTCAAGACGCTATTGTAGAGCCGAGGATGGATCATTTTGATTGTCTCCATGAGCTCATCCATAACGGGCATGATCTCTGTGTTGCTGCGGCCATGCACCATCTTAGAAAACTCTGTGCCGGAATCGTACTCGATAACCGGGTCCGGATTCGCGCCGCTTGCCATCTGGTAAAATTCCACACCCGGATCCGGGTTAGGGTTTGGCTTTTCTTCCGGATACAGGTAGTTCATGATCGTGATGTATGCAGCCAGTTTTATACAGGTATTCGCGTCTGGGTTGCGCTTTCCCTGGCACTCCGCTATCGCTTCTTGTAAATCCGGTTTGAGAATCAAAGCAGGATCACATCTTTTCCATCTTGGCGATGAACTGCCGGAACTCGGACTTGGTGCGCTCGTCCGGCGCGTTCTCCATGAGGGAGCGGAGTTCTTCGATCATGCCGTCGTCGTAGGAATATCCGCCGCGTCTGGAAGTGTAGCGGCCCATGGAATCACGGCCCCTGCGGTAAGAATTGCCGCCGTTGTAGCTGCCATTGTAGCTGTTTCTGTACATGCCGTATCCGGGCATGTATCTGCCAGACTCGCCGCCGTCCTCAGCTTCGACCATTGCGATGGTCGTCTTTACGGACTTCAGGGCGTGTGTCAGCTTGTCGATGTATTCCAGGTCGCCGGCAGTCAGTTTCCCGCCAGCGGTCCTGATTTTGTCGTTGGCCTCCCCGATCTCGCGGGAAAGGGTCTCGCACAGTTCGTGCAAATCTTCAGTATTGTGCATCATATCTCCTTTCAGGCAATGCGGTTAATAATCAGGTTGGCATTCTGAATATCAATGACCGGCGCCGGCGTTACAGCCGGATCCTCCGAAGCTGGGACATTTCTCAACGAAACGTTGAAGCAGCACCCGCGGGGGACCGTGATGATAGCCGTACTGGTCACATTGAAATATTCCTCGACAGCTGCAGGCGTCACAATGGCCCGGCTGGTCGGCCTGGTCTCGCCGTTCACAGAGATTGCAACAGCGATAGGGCCGACAGTGCCGCCTTCCGGAAGGGCAATGTTTCCGTTGAAAGTAACCTGATACCGCGCGAAGCAGTTAGGGGTGTTCCCTCGCAGAATAAAATTCCCGGTCCCGTCTGCGTGAAAGACATTCCCGCGGTTACAGGGAATAGATGAATTGAACACTGCAGCCTGGTTTAAAGAAACCTGCTGCGGCTCATTAAACAAAAATTCAGACATTTTTTTCACCTTTTGTTTCTTTTAGTTGTATCTACCGGAGTAGTTACCGCTTTTTCAAAAGGCCATCCAAGTTTGTGCATTCGGTTGTGGACGAGTTTATAATTTAAATGCAATTCACTGCACCATTCAGATAAATTCATTGTCTTCCCATGATATGTTATCTGAAGATTCATTGTTCTATTGTTCGGTTGTTTTGATAATGGTATCCAAGTGCAGTTTTGTGGACAATAATCCCAGTTCACATCTATTCTTTCAATAGTGTAAGATTCGTCTGGCCTTGTATCGTTAACCCATTTTTTGAATCCCTCATAGGTTTGCCATTCTTCACACACTTTGATTCCTTTTGCACCATACCATTTGTAAGCATGTGAATTTTGGCTTTCGCACCTGTATTTCATTGCTCTCCAATGTCTGTACAAAGGTGTATGTGATTCTCCGTGAGTACGATTTCTCGGTATATGGTTAAGACACCCGCAGCTCTTTACAGCACCTGATTTAAGGTTGCTACCTCTTACATAAGTTGTATTTCCGCAATCACAAACGCATTTCCATATGGCTTTTCCGTTCTCTTTCTTGTAAAGAGAGACAACAGTTAATTTGTTGAAGCGCTTTCCGGTAATATCAATAAACTTTGACATGTCTCCTCCTTGAATTATGGCTTGTATGGACTGCGGTATATTTTACCACAGTCCGCCATTATATCAAGGAGCATTTTTTGCTTTCAAAAATTCTGCAGTTGGTCACACCTTACATTCCGCAACCGCAGCCGCATCCACAGCCGTTGTTGCCTCCGCAAGTAAAGATCGGCTGATTGCCGTAAACGGGAGTAGTCCCGACAGGGCAGTTCTTGAGCCTGTTGTAAAGCGCGTCAACCTCATCGTTCAGGCCCTGCTGGAACACGGCAGTCTGGGCGGCCTGGCTCGCCTGCATGTTCGCAATGTTGAGCTGGTTCTGCAGGCCGGCGTTCTCACGCTGAGCCGCCGCAAGCTGGCCCTTCACGCCGTCGAGCTCAAGGGCGCAGAGTTTGTCCAGGATGGCCTGTGTGCCCCTGGTCTGGGCGTCGATGATGTCCCTGGTGTTCTGCATCGCTGCGGTCCTGTCCGCGCAGTTCTCTGTTGCGACGGTATACTTCAGATCTGCGGTCGCGGCGCGATTGTCGCAGCAGCACTGTGCGAGCTGAGACTGCAGAGCCGTCATGCCGGCAGTCTGGGCCGTCTGAGCTGCGAAGCTCCGCTCCATGTCTGCGATCTGGTTGGTGTACATCTGTGATGTGATAGCGTTCTGTGCTCCGGTTACTGCACCGACAATGCCGTTACCGGTCTGGCAGATATTCTGATTGATTCCTGCAATACCGAGTGCGGTATCACCGAATCCGCTTGTAACGCTGTTCTGGATTCCCTGGATCTGGGATCCAAGCATCTGGTCGCGGAATCCGCCGTTGATCTGGTTGGACTGATTCATCCAGGGATAGAGGCCGTTGTCGAAACCGCCGCCGAAGCCACCGCCCCAGCCGTTATTCCCGCAGAGCAGGAAGAACAGAAGAAGGAACCAGAAACCATTCCCGTCACCGAAGCCACATCCGCTGTTGCCGTTCCCCATCGGCTGAACGGGTAAAACCATTCCCATGTTGGCGTTGTCATCTGTAAGAGCCATAATAAAAAACCTCCGTAAATTGTTGACGGTCGAGCGACATTCACTATTGAATGCCGGTTTATTTCAATCCAGTGTGCACCCCGAATTAAAACCTGATATAATAAGCGTGAACCTGTGAAAGCGTGTATTGCGCCGTAGCAGGTGATTTTATTTAATCCCAAACATCCCCTTGAACTGCTGTGCTAACTGGAAAGCACGGTTGTACTGGCTTTGGTTAAACTTTCCGCTGTTCATTACCTGTTGGAGAACTTGTTGCGGATCACCCTGAAACTGCCGCATGAACTGCTGAAATTGTTTCCTCAGATCGTTGTTTCCCTGCTGCGGCTGCATTTGCTGATAAAGTGGATTCATGGCTGTTCATCCTTTCTATTTGCTGTCTGAGGGTGTCGATTTGGCCCTGCAGCGCGTTCAGGTCCTGGCGGGTGGGAATATCTGTATTGTTTCCGTAAAGAGCATTCTGCGCAGTCTTGGGGGCCTCTGAGCGAATCGTGTAATCCAGGATCCGCATAGACGGCATACCGGAAGCGTCTGCAGATTTGATGTAGCAGCACTGTTGCTCGGAATCCCAAAGGACCACCGTGCTATTCGGAGCCACCTGGAATGCCTTCGCGGATTCTACACCTTGGATCCAGATCATTCCGTTATTCTGCTGTGGCGAGGACATTTGTGTCCCTGCCTGCTGATACTGTGGATAATATTGTGGATAAGTCTGTGGATAAGTAGCAGGAAAACCGGTGTAGGCCATTTCTATCTCCTGAAGAAAATTATGGGAATCATTGAGCCGCTATCAAAAGAATCATAGTAGTCGCCATCGATCACCGTCAGAACATGATCGCCGGTGCCGACGATATAAACTCCTTGCGGGTGATCTCTGGTAAAATCTCGGACCGTGTAACACTGCGGGCATGTGTCAGGAATCGCCGTCCTTTTAAAGCCAAGCGTTGAAAGAAGATCCGCCCAGACGTAATTTTTGCTGAACAGATCAGCCATCTGCAGCCCGTGTGCGGAAAGCATGGTATATGCAGATCTCCAATCAATGTTTAAAGCCAGGGCCAATGCCCGAACAACACAGTCGTCTGTTCGTTTGTTCTGCGGATTAAGATTTTTTTGAATGAACATAAATAAATTCTGGCATTAAAAAAGCACCCGGAAAATAAATCCCAGGTGCTTATATCGTGTAGTTTTCAGACATGTGAAAATATCACCTTGTCCGCTCTGTATACGATTGTTTTTGTCTGCCTCACTGACAGATCAAATTCTTCTGCTATCCGTTCATAGGTGATACCATCAATCAGACGCCTTTTAAGCAGTTTCCGGTCACGCTCTGAATGGATGTATTCATCAATGATTCCTGAAATCTGACTGTTGGTATATTCTTTCACTTTTTGACCCTGATTCGCCCTGTCCCGTGGCAAACATTACATTTTCTATAGCCGGATTTGCCTCCGGTTTTTCTTGTGCGCCTTTTAGTTACTGTCTGCCTTGCCATTGGTTATTACTCCGTTTCCACCGAGATAATTGTTCACTCCGGTCGATGAATCCTGCGTGACTGTAACTTCGTCCTGAAATTGATTTTCATAGTGAATCCATGCAATGTTTGTCCCGACAAGCAGGACAATGAGCAGGATACAAAGAATCCACAATCTCTTGATTGTTCTCTCTGCCCTGGCCATATCTCCTTCATGGCAGAAGTAAGGAATCATTTTCTGATCCATAGTTACTCTCCTTTATATCCCCCTGGCACCGCTTTTTGGCAAGTGCCAGAGGGTTGCACCGGGCATGCCCGTTGGTGCTCAAATTAATTTGTCTGCCCCATGGCGTTTTAAATACTGCTGAATCGCCATGAGAAGACTCGTTTTATTGCCGGACAGTAATCTCTCCACATCGGCCTGCGCGCCGTCGTAGCGGCCAGCAAGGGCATTTTTTCGCTTATCTCCCGTCCCATAGACATCGAAAAGAATCTCCACGGCGAGGTCGGCGTCTGTCTTTTCAGGATACAGGACAACGACTTCCTTCTTTGGCTTTGCCTTGGCCCATGCTCGCCACTGCGCCGAAGTCAGATAGGCAATATCGAGGTCGAGCCGTCCGGACCATCCGGAGAGTTGACCGCCGGAACTGTACTGATGAATCATCGGCCTGTCCCATGCGCCGAATCCCTTGTAATCCGTCCATGGGCTTGTCTGGTAGCCGGTCCGGTCCATATTGGCATACTGAGCACACCAAAGTGGATAGCTTTTTGCCACGGCTGTCCAGTCATGCTCACGGCAAACGCTTTTACTCATGTAGACAAAGCACCGCACGCCAGTCTTCTCATAGACTCTGTCGCAGAACGCCTTGCACCATGAGACATCCCGCCCGGTCCCGAAGGTGGGATTCTGCATCCCTTCCCAATCCAGGCACAGGATAGCTTTGCCGATGTAGCCGGGGATAGTCCGCAGGAAAAAGTCCGCCTCCGCTTTGGCGTCTTTCCCTTCGGCATAATGGTAGATTCCAATCAGCTTCCCCGCATCTACGGTCGCTTTTGCCATCCGTGTAAAGTCAGGATTGATGTATGCCACGCCCTGAGTCGCCTTCACGATGTTGAAATCCATAGGGACTTTGCGCGGATCCAATCCCGCCTGATAACTTGCAGTGTCGATTCCGTTAAGATTCGCCATCTTCTTTCGCCTCCGCAATATATCCGTATTTCATAAGATTGAGCTCCTGCACTGCGGCCTGAAGCATACTGTCGATTTCCTTGTCGGTCAGCGCGAGGCCCAGACGCCCCGCAGCTACCGCGATCAGGTGATGCGCGTACTGTCTGCGGACTTCGCCGTCTGGATCCGTAGCATGGTAAAGCTGTTCAGCGGCGGCGACGACTGTTTCCGCAATATCCGCAAGCTGAGAAAATTTTTCATTTTCCGTTTTCTGGTCAATCCACTTTTTGAACGCCGGGGCAAGAAAACCGGTAATAAGTACGATTGCAAGCCGGAGTAAAAGGGTAAAGATTTCTACAGTCATACAAGCCTCCTTATCTGTCGATCAGGTATTGCTGCAGGTCGTCTCGTACCTTGCGCATCCCATCCACGTCGTTGCCATCAATGCCGTGTTTAAGTAACTCAAGCAGCGCGCGCTGGATGATCTTGTTACCGTCCTCAAGCTGCCTGAGCCGCTTGTTATCATTGTCCAGGAGGGCATCATGTTTTTTCAGCCATTCTTCGTGCTTGTCCAGGCGTTCATTTTGGGTTCTGTTTGGAGTCCTGGCCTTTTGAACCAGTGAATAAATAACCGCCACGGCTCCGGCAGTTGCCGTAATAACCCCGCACGCTCCGAGAAATAAATTGATTATGTCTGCGGGTGTAAGCATGATTGGAGTGTTCAATGTTGCCCTCCTAAATCTTGTAAATGTCCTTTTTCTTTGACTTGGTTGTCGTTACCGTGATCTTACTGCCCTGCACGTCCATATAAATCTGTCCGTCCTCAGCATTCCGGTAGACCACTCCGCCGACCGCCTCCACCTTTTTTCGGCTCCCGCCACGGCCTGATCGCTCAATGTGATGGTAGTTGGAAAATGCGATTCGGGGACGGATGCACTTCGTCAGCTTTTCGTTTATGGCGTTCCCATCTCCGTGCCATTGGAGTTTGAAAACGTGCGCGGGCATGTCTCCGAGCGTGTCCACCATGACATTATTTGCCGGATTGCTCATATCTCCCGCAGTGTGGAAAATGGCTTTCCCGAGGTGGAAACGCAGGGCCATGCTCTCATTGTTGACGAAGTGATGCGAATCGTGTTCAGACAGCTTTTTCGCCGGGCAGATAAAGACGCAATCACAGCGGATTTCCCCGATTTGGACGGAATCGCCTGCTTTGATATATCGGTGATTTGCAACCTTTTTCGCCTGCCTGCGGAGCGCGTTTCCGTAGCCTTTCTGGTATTTATCCAACTCCGTGCAATCCGGCAGATAAAGCCATCCAACCGGAAACGCCTTGAGAATGTTGGACAGCCCGCCGTAGTGATCCCCGTGAGCATGGGAGAGGAAGATTGCATCAATTCGCTTGACTCCCTGGGCCTTGAGGTCTTCGATCACGACAGAGGATGCAGATGCCTTTGCCGTATCAATCAGGATGCACTTCGCAATCGTGCCGTCCGGAGCGTACTGATAAATTGCGGTGCAGTCTCCATACTGCTTTTCGTCCTTGCGGAAAAAGTGCTCGGCATGGATACGGAATTTTGTTGCTGTCGGGTCTGAGGGCTTGTACAGCAGACGGTTGACTTCGGCTTGCACCTTGTCGGGATCATATCCGCAGAATTTGAGCAGGAGCGTCCGGACGGTATCTTTGTCATAGTTGCCGTTGATAACATCCTTTGCGGCCGCTGTGATGCTCTTTCCCCGCATGGCCCAAATTGCATTGATGCGTTTCTGCGCTTTGTCCGCCCATCTGCCGAGCCGGTCAATCCGTCCCGCATCGTTGCCGTAGTGACCGGCAATGCAGGCCACAGCGATATATTTATCCTCTGCTGAGTCAGCCAGACACCGGGTCACTTCCTTCTGGATTTCCAATTGTTCGGATTTTCCGAACGCTTTGACCAGTGCGGCCTTGCGCTTTTCCCCTGAACCGTAGACATCACCAAGCAGGACGTCTGAGACGGCAATTACTAGTTTGAGTCTGTCCATTTAGTCTCCTCTTTTGTCAATTGCTTCATCTATTCTCTGTTTTGCAATCCGAAAATATTCACTATTTAACTCCATGCCGATAAAACCCCGACTGGTGTTGACACATGCCACACCAGTTGAGCCGGAACAGATCAGAAGAGAACACTTA